TCATAGCATCTCTTACGTTAGTTTTAAAACTTTGATTATTGTCTTCTTTAAAACCTTCTTTAATTTTATTAATAAAATAGTTTGAATTAATTTCAACAATTCCTTCAATAAAGAAATAATCCCTTAAAATTTTTTTTTCATAATGTTTTTCTATCTTAATCATTATTCAATAAAATATGCTATAATATATCTTTCTTCAAAAGAAAAATCGTGCATTGAGGCGTGAGGTTTTTTTCCACTATAAACAACCAATCTATTTGGATATGAACCTATTGTAATATCAGGATATTTATCCCAAGTGTTTTGAAAAAAAGCTGTGCCGCCACTACTAGTTTGATCAAAATAAAAAACAGCAGCATACTTTGATCCGTCAGTATGAATTAATCCAATATTTGTATTTACTTTAGATTGTAATAATTCCTTTGATAAAACTTTTCTTATTGTAGAGGATACTTTTTTTATTTTTTTACCAAAATTTTCTTTAAATTTAGGAAGAAAAAATTTATCAAAATTTACATTTCTATTTTCATAACAAGGATAAGCTTGATATCTATTTCCATAATAACTTGATATAGGTTGGTAAGTTGAATTATATTCAATATTTTTTATTTCTTTTTTTATATAAGAAAAATCTTCTGGTTTTAAAAAATCAGATTTTACAAAAAAACCACCATTATCTAAATTATTTAAATCAAACATTTCTATGTAATAGAATTATATTTTTAATACAATAGTCCAATCTAATTGTTTTAAAATTTCTAAAGTAATCACTGGATTTTGACTTTCTACAATATATTGATGTAACGTAGGAACATCTACAATTATCCATAAATTTAATACATCATCTTTCATTAATATTTTATCTGCTTTTGTTTTACTTGAACCTTTTTTAGTTTGTCTTTCGTTATCATCTTTTTTAAGAGCTCTCACATCAAACTTTAAAATTTGATTTGACCTTCCTTTTAATCTTCCTGAAACATCCCAAAGTTCTTTTTTACTTATTTCTTTAGTTGCCCATTTAACATCTTCTAAATATTTATTTACAAAATTTTTATACATTTTTAAACATTCCTAAATAAGGTCGACCATCATATAGATTATTATTTTTTTTCTTTTTTCTATTATAGTGTAAAAAAACCTGCCCACAAATTTTACCTGTAAAAGGTTCTCTCCAATGTTCTAATTCACAACCAGAATAAATAAGCATATCTCCTGGTCCAAGATTAATCGCAATACCTTTTGGAGCATTGGGTTTATGTATTTCTTTAAATTCATCAATAACATAATTTTCTCCTGTTGGATCAATGTATATTGGCCAAGGATCACCCCCTAAATTAATTGTAGTAGATATTTCACAACTAGGTCTATCTTTATGCCTTTTTAATTTGTCTCCAGGACAATATATTCTAGCATAACTATAGGTAGGTATTAGTTTTAATTTAGTTTCATTTTCTAAAATTTTTTGTGTATTTAATAATAAAGTTTCCATAGTTGGATCACCATAAACACAATAAGCATTAGATTGGACAATTTGAGTATCACCAAAAGTTCCCATAAACCTATCGTATGCTTTCTTATTTTTATAATCATATAAAGAAGCCAAAGCTTTTCTTCTTAATTTTAAAACATCAAAACAAAAACTTGCAATTTCTTTTGAAATTGCATTTTTGCAAACTACATATTTATTTTTTTTAAAACTCATACTATTTAAACGCTGGTCCTAAAAACCAAGCAACTAATGAATATCTTTCTCCCTTTAATACAGGTGTGACTCTGTGATGTATGTATGACGGAAAAACAATTACTGATCCAGCTTCTTTTAATACATCAATAATATGTGTTGGTGTTTTTACTGTTTGTATTTGAAACTCTCCCCCTTTATATTCAGAAGAATCATTTAAAGAAACAACCATAGATATTTTTCTATGTAATTGTCTTCCATTTATATTTTGAGTTAAATTTTCACTGCAATCTGTGTGCCAATCGTAGAATTGATTTAATTTATATTTTGTGAATTGAATTACTTCAATTTGTTCTATATCAAATTTCCATCCAGCTTCAAAATTAGCTTTTGTTAATAAAGAATGTAATAAATGATTGAGCCATATTTCTTTTTCAAGAAAAAATATATCTGAATTCCTTTCTTCTAATTTAAGATTAGATTTTAAATTATTACCTACTTTTCCTAAAGTAAGTTTATTATTTTTTAATGTTTCATTAATTAAGTTGTTACACAACCATTTAGGAATAACATTTTTATAAAAGTAATAGGTATTTTTGTATATCATTCTTTATTTTAATATCACTTTATTTATATCTGAAAAATATAAGACATCTATATCAGATTGGTTAAATATTTCAAGTGCTTCTTCAGGGGTTTCTACTAATGGAAAACCTGCTAAATTTAATGATGTATTCAACAATATTGGAACACCTGTTTTTTTAAAGAATTGTTTTAATATATTATAAAGAACTTTATTTTCTTTTTCATTAACAGTTTGAATTCTACACGAATTATCTGCGTGAACTATAGAAGGAATTATTTCTTTTTTATTAGGTAAACATTCAACTCCATACATCATAAAAGGAGAGTTTTTTAAACCCTGCATATCAAACCAGTTATTAGCTTCTTCTTCTAAAACAGAACATCCAAAAGGTCTAAACCATTCTCTTTTTTTAACCTTATTAATTATATCTTTTCCATTTTTAATTCGAGGATCAAATAATAAACTTCTATTGCCTAAAGCTCTTGGCCCACCTTCTGCGGAACCCTGAAATAAAGCTATGATTTTACTTTTTAATAAATGTTCTATTACAGTGTTTATTTTATCTTTTGATTTTTTTATTTTATAAATAGGTTTAGGCCCTAAATATATACTATTAAAATGTAATTTATTTTTTGGTTTAACTAATTGAATATATAATAAAGCAGCTCCGATACTATTACCTTCATCTCCACACATAGGTTCTACGTATAAATTATGTGTGTTTTTTATTTTTTTTAAAACTTGATAATTGTTTAAAATATTCAAAGCTCCTCCCCCTGTTAAAATAATATTTTTATTTAAATGTTTAAATTTTTGTAAGATATCATTAAATGTCTTTTCAAAAATTTTTTGTGTTTCAAAAGCTATTTTTTTATTATCTTCATTTCCTTTAAAATATTTTTTATTTAAACCTAATTCTAAATTGTAACAATTATCTTCAGTAAATAAATCTTTGCTTAATAAAGTTTCTTCAATTATTGAATCAGAATTACCATACGCTTTTAATCCCATAGTTTTACCTTCTTCACCTACTTCATAACCAATTTTTTTAGTTACTCTGGAATATAAAGGACATAATAAATCTTGAGAAGTTACTTCAAATATTGTTTTTTCATTTAGTGAAACAGGTTTGTTTTTAAGTAAAACAGGAATTAATTCATTTTCATATAATACTTTTTTATTTTCTCCTTCTGGATAAGTTAAAAGTTTTTTATATACACAATTAAAATTAAATGGTTGTTTTGCTTGATAAACACTTAATGTTTCAAAAGCTTTGTATCCATTTTCTAAGATAAAAGAACTTCCTCTTCCATCAAAAACAAAAATTAATGCATCATTAAAACCTGAACTATATAATGCTTTGGCTGCGTGAATTAAATGATGGGTTTTATAGAAATGAAAACAATTTTTATAACTTTCTATAATTTTTAATTTTTCTAAAACACCAAATAATTCAAAATCATTTGTAGTGTCATATCCAGTAAGAATAACTTTATCAATTTTTATGTTAAATTTTTTTATTTGTTCTAAACATTTTATTGGAAATAAACTATCTTGTTTAATCCTAGATAATCTTTCTTCTTGATTGTAGTAAATTAATTCATAATCTTTAAATAAGGCTACTGAAGAATTATGATTTTTTTGAATTCCTAAAATATACATTTCTATTTAAACATAGTTTATATTTATGTTTAATCTAACAAATTTATCAGTACAAGTTGTGCTTTGATGTTCTTTACTAGTATCAAAAAATAAAGCTCTATTTTCAACACTAGCAATTTTAGTTCCATCATTAAGAATAGTAAAACCATTATTAGTATTTATATAAAATAACAAACCTTTGTGTGGAAAAGGAAAATCTTTATGTTTTCCGTGTACTTCTATTTTAGATGTAGAAGGATAACAATTTGCCTTTGCTCTTATTAAGGAAAAATATTTAATTTTAGATAAAATTGGTTCTATAATTTTATTAAAATCTTGACTTTGAATTTTATTATTTCCAAAAAAATGATGATTAAAATGATAACCATCCTTACCATTATTAATATCCGAAACATTATTTATATAATAATAAGGTAAAAAATAAGTTACGTGTTTTTGTATATCTTTAAACAATTTTTTTGGTAAAAAATTGTCTATTATTTT